AAGATGGTCCGGCCATTGAAGGTTTAAGTGGATATAGTGCATGGTTCATCAATGGTAATCTCCATCGTGAAGACGGACCAGCCGTTGAATACTCAAATGGAGATAGTGGATATAATGCATGGTACATCAATGGTGAACTCCATAGGGAAGACGGACCAGCCATTGAATACTCAAATGGGACTAAAAAATGGTTCATCAATGGTGTGAAATATACGGAGTCTGAGTTTAAAATCAAAATACAAACCTCCAAAGACATCACAGTAGCCGAACTCGAAAAACTACTTGGCTACAAGATCAAAATTATCAAATGAAAATGGCCTTGACACGTATAAAACCCTAAGCTAGTATATAAAAATGAATAAAATCACATACACAGTCGAAGTAGAGGATGGCTATAAAGAATGGTACCTCAATGGTAAACTCCACCGGGAAGACGGTCCAGCCGTTGAAGATTCAAATGGGCATAAATCATGGTACCTCAATGGTGAACTCCATCGTGAAGACGGACCAGCCGTTGAATGGTCAAATGAGAATAAATCATGGTACCTCAATGGTGTGAAATATACGGAGTCTGAGTTTAAAATCAAAATACAAACCTCCAAAGACATCACAGTAGCCGAACTCGAAAAACTACTTGGCTACAAGATCAAAATTATCTCCAAAACATGAAAATAGCCTTGACACGTAACAAACTCTAAACTAATATAGATCAAATGAATAAAATCACATACACAGTAGAAGTAGAGGACGGATATAGTGCATGGTACCTCAATGGCAAACTCCATCGTGAAGACGGTCCAGCCGTTGAAGATCCAAATGGGAATAAACAATGGTACCTCAACGGGGAACTCCACAGGGAAGACGGACCAGCACTTGAGGGCCTAAATGGATATAGTGCATGGTACCTCAATAATAAGTTCCACCGGGAAGACGGTCCAGCCATTGAAGATTCAAATGGATATAGTGCATGGTACATCAATGGTGTGAAATACACGGAGTCTGAGTTTAAAGCCAAAACACAAAAACCCAAAGACCTTACGGTAGTCGAACTGGAAGAACTAATTGGTTACAAGATCAAAATTATCAAATGAATAAAATCACATACACAGTCGAAGTGGAGGATGGGCATAAATCATGGTACCTCAATGGCAATCTCCATCGTGAAGACGGACCAGCCATTGAAGATTCCGATGGATATAGTGCATGGTACCTCAATGGTAATCTCCATCGTGAAGACGGACCTGCAATTGAAGATCCAAATGGATATAAATCATGGTACATCAATGGTAAGGAATACACGGAGTCTGAGTTTAAAATCAAAACACAAACCTCCAAAGACATTACAGTAGCCGAACTGGAAAAACTACTTGGCTACAAGATCAAAATTATCAAATGAAAATTTCCTTTTCGGGGAAGAACCGATTGATTTTAAATATAAGGGAAATATCTCCCAAAGTAAAAAATCATTCTTTGGGAATCGGTCCTTGACATTTGTGTAAAAACCCCTAGTCTTTGATCCATGTCCAAAGAACTTTCGCTCGAACAATTCTACCCTAAAGGAAAATATCAGGTGATCGATATCGCCGATAAAAATGAAATCAAAAAACTTTTAGAAAGTAAATCATCTAATGCTTCGGGATCTGGACCAATCGGAGACACTGGGTATTATAGATTATCTCATTCTTCTGCATATGGACCTAGAAAAAGAGCATTAATTCTCGTCTGCAAAACTTCGAACCTTGACATCTAAACAAAAATTACATAACCTTAAAAAATGATGAAAGTATTACCACTCGAAATAATCAAAGCCAACAAATCTGCACGGTCTGCTGGCATCGTCGGAAAGAATGCGCTCGTCCCTCGATTCGTAGAAGATGTTCTTTCTAGAGAACTTCATATTTTGGATTATGGGTGCGGACCCGATCAAATTCATGCACACCGTTTAAATGATCTAGGATTTAAGGTTGATGCCTACGACTTTGGGAATAACCGGAAACCTGGAATGGTAACAAAGGTAGCACGTTCGAGCTACGATGTCGTATATGCCTCTAATGTTGCAAATACATGGTCTGATGCCAAAATGCAAGGTCGTGCCCTTATGGAGATACACAAGGGCATTAAAAGGGGTGGACTCTTGATCATCAACTATCCACAATCTCCAAGATACTTCGAGGAGCAAGATAGTAATGCATTTAAGAAAGTTCTCGAAACTCTCTTCACCGTTAGCTCGGCTGGTAAAAATATCTTTATTTGCACAAAACAATTGACAAATATTAAAAAACTGATACGATTAAAAAATATGAAAACAAAAACAAAAACAGCAACAGCATGGGTTATCCGAAACATCAAAACCGGACGATTCCTAAATCGCAATACAAAATCGGTCTATACGGCCAATTTGGAGAACGCCCTCGTTTATTCCAGTCGGGCAAGTGCTCGGGATGATCGTTTTGCCGAAGAAGGCGAGACTGTCAACAAGGTCATTATCAACGAGAAGTCTCGCCCAATTGAGGTAATTGCCGGAAACGGTTCAAACTGTAGGTTCTAACCTAAATAGATTTGTTTGTCCCTTCTCCAGAGTCTTTTAATGGTAGAAGATTTAGGAGAGGGGACAGACTATCTTTTTATTAAAATGCCTTGACTATACCATAAACTTTTACTATTCTACTATCCATGACAAAATACCACATTACTCGAAAATCTAGCAATTCCAAAACAGGACCTATTCCGGTTACAACTACATCTAAAGATTCTTGTCCTACGACTTGTTCTTTCTATGAAAAAGGATGCTATGCAAAGAACGGCCCTCTTAATATTCACTGGAACAAAGTAACGGATACTGATCGTGGTATTGATGGTGCTTCTTTCCTCAAAGGTGTTAGTGCCTTTCCAAAGGGTCAACTATGGAGGCACAATCAGGCAGGCGATCTTCCTAACTTTTTCGGGGCAATCGATAAAGATTTTGTTGAAAAGCTCACCAGTGCCAACAAAGGTAAACGCGGATTTACCTACACCCACCATGAACCTACACCCCATAACCTTGCAACAATCAAGACTGCTATCAGCGGTGGATTTTCTATCAATCTTTCGGCCAATGATCCGGACCATGCCGTTGAACTTGCAAAACATGGTGTTCCGGTTTGTGCAGTAGTTCCTAGTGGCGAATCTCGCACCAGCTTTGAATACAAGGGCGAAAAGTTCCTTGCCTGTCCGGCCACCTATCGCGATGCAATGACCTGCGAAAAATGCGGACTGTGCCAAAAAATGGAACGAAAAGATTACATTATCTATTTTCCGGCCCACGGAACACAGAAGAAAAGCATTGACAAAATGCAAGAAATCCTCTAATCGTAATAATATGACAAAAAGAATCATCATCACAGTTGACGGTGGGGTCGTTACTGGAGTATCTGGTAACTTTCCCGAAGGCGAAATCAAAGTTGATATATTGGATATTGACGAACAAAGTGAAGTTTGCGAAACAGGTAGAAGCCCTGACCAAGAATCGATGGAATACTTAGAAAGTCTAGAAAATATGATCAACAATGTTCAGACTGATGTACACGGAACTTTCGTGGATATATGGTAAACAAAAATCTAAAACAAAACAAATAAAAATAAAACTAAAATATGGAAGAAAAAAACTACAAACTACTGAGCACCTTCGATGAAGCAGATAAGATTGAATTCTCTGTTGAAGAAGGACAAGAACCTCGAACCGAAGCACTTACACAACTTGGATGGTCTCTTGTGACATCGGAAGGTGAAGAACTCGAAGATGAGGATTGACATTTAATCAAAACTAAAATACCTTAAAACCATGAAATCAAAACTTACACCTTCACAAATCCTTGGAGAAAAAAAACCATATTGTATACAATTCGCAGACAAAACAGTCGTATTGATTCTTGAAGGTCAAAAAGGATTTGTTATTAAAGAAACCTCCTGCGATAATAAAAATCCGTATCCTCGACCCCTTGGACACTATCGACAAGATTGGTGTATCGATAATATCGAAGCAGGAACCGCAAAAATCTGGACCGGAAAAGTCGAATTAGAATTTTAATAAAATGGTTCATTGAAATTTTTCTTGACCTTTTCCTAAAAATCTATATTTTCTTAATCGTAAACACAAACCACAAACCACAAATAAAATACCATGATCTTACAAGACAATCAAATTACCATTGAAACTTCCGGAACAACCGAAACTCGCAATTTCGGAATGAAACAATCGAGAAAGGCGTTCGCCATTTTGAGTGATTTATACTCAGATAAGCCTCTTGCCATCGTCCGAGAACTTGGGTGCAATGCTTCCGATTCGATGAGTGCTTCCGGAAAGAAAGATCAACCTTTTCATATTCATCTTCCTAATACGCTGGAACCTTGGATTACCTTTAAGGACTTTGGAACCGGAATTTCCCATGAGGATATTTACGAAGTCTATACACAATACTTTGCATCAACAAAAACCGAGAGCAATGACCAAATTGGTTGCCTTGGACTTGGAAGCAAGTCTCCATTGTGCTACACCGATAACTTCACGGTTACTTCGATTGTTGATGGAACCCAACGAATCTACAACATCTTTTTCGATGAAAAAGGATTGCCTGCCTGTGGTTTGATGTCCACAAATTTTACATCGGAAGGGAATGGATTGGCTATTCAAATCCCTATCAAGACCACTGATTTACACACTTTTGAAGATGCTGTTCGAAGTGCCTTTCGTTTCTTCGAGGTCAAACCAACTATCAGCGGTGGAAGCATTGCATGGAACGACGATGTTCCTACATTCGAAGGGAAGAACTGGAAATCTTACGAGTCTTTTGGCTATGATACAACCTATGCAATCATGGGTGGAGTTGCCTATAAAATTGATTCGGATAAGGTTTCCTACGCCCATCGTGAAATGCTCCGTAATACCGGATTGGTTATGTTTTTCGAAATGGGCGAACTTGATTTTGTGCCAAGTAGAGAGGCACTATCGTATGATGATGACACGATTGCGGCTATTAATGCAAAGATCGAATACGTGAAAGAAGATTTTGCAATCTGCTATAATCAAACAATTCAAAACAAACCAACTATCTTAGAGGCTCTTCGAGCGGTTTATGCCTTTGATCGCAAGTTTAACTTTCTCGACAAGTCTCTGCGTTCTAAGGCAGCAACATGGCAAGGTCTGGATATTAGTCAACCCGAAATCTTTACAAATGGACTGGTTAAGAATACAGGTATTACTCAAGTTTATATTAAATCCTATGGTCGTGGTAAGACTAGGGTGTCCGAAAGGATTAGCCTTGATCCTAACATTGTCTGGTATAAGGACGATCTCCAAAGGGCAACCCTCAGTAGGGCAAAGCGATATGTCATTGATAATGATAAACATATTATGATCTTCTCGGAAGATTCTCATAAGGAAATGATTGCTAATGGATTCGATGATAGCCTGTTCTTGCTCACAAGTTCTCTGCCTAAAGTTGCCCGAGCCGTGACTACCTCTAGGGGTTCAATTCCACCGTTCAAAATCTTTAGACTTTGTGGTGTAGTATGGAATTCGTGTGATTATGACCAAAACAATCTTCCGGCCTACTTCATCGAACGGGAAGGTAACAACAAAGATTTTGATCTATCTAATGATGTTGTCTCTTGTCAAGACCCCTATACTCTAAGAGATATTTGTAATCATTACAAAATAGTTATTGATGAAGTTGTAATGGTTAGCAAGCGGGGTGCCGTGCAATTGCTCAAGGATGGCGTAGAACCGTTTAAAAAGTTTATTGAGGAGATTGTCCCTATTAGTTATTCTAAGGATGATGTTGCTACCTATAAAAAACACTTCCATCATGGTTCGTATATCAAGGAGATTGTTAAAAATCCAACTTTCAAACTCCTTTGTGATATGAATCCCTTCAAGGTTTATATGTTGGCTATTGATAGTGTCTTGAAAGTGTATAAGAATAATGTTAGCTTCATGAAGGATGGAAATTCCACCGGAGGAACCGAAGTAAAACTTGGGACCACCGATGAATTCTACCACATGATGGCCAATAAAATTGGAACCTATAATTGGGACATTTCAGAAATCTTGAAAATAATTTACAAATTCGATAGGAAAGATTTGACAATCAACCAAACTTCTGTAACAATCTAAACATCCTAAAGAACGGATACAAACCAAAACCAAAACCAAAACCAAAACCAAAACCAAATACCTATTAAAATGAAACAAGTAGCCTACACAATCAGCGGAACCGGACGAATCTCTGCTTGCATCGATAACAAGCCTTTGACGGTTGAAACCGATCACCCAAATTACCGAAAGGTTCTTGAAGTTCTCAAGTCGAAAGAATGGAACAAACTCACCGGACTTCTTGACCTTGCTCAAGGTCTCAAAGAATACGGTGGACAGAACATCGAAATCAATGACGGTGCGATCATGTATGCAGGGGAACCTCTTCATAATTCGCTCACCGTTCGGATCTTGAAATTCATGCGGGAAGATCTTCCGGTTGAACCACTTATTAAATTCTTGGAGAATCTTTTGAAGAATCCTTCGAGTCGTGCGGTCAATGAACTCTATAACTTTTTGGAAGTAGGGGAAATGCCTATCACCGAAGATGGGTGCTTCCTTGCATTTAAAAATGTTCGCGCAAACTTCCACGATATTCATTCTGGAAAGTTTGACAATTCGGTTGGTCAAAAGCCTTGGATGCCTCGCAATCTGGTGGATGAGAACAAAGATCAAACCTGTTCTACAGGCTTGCACTTTTGCTCTTTGGCCTATCTGCCTAACTTCTCAGATACGAATGGCCACACGATGATTGTCAAGGTCAATCCGTCTGATGTTGTCAGTGTCCCGAGCGATTATGCAAATACTAAGGCAAGGGCAAATACCTACGAAGTCGTTGCTGAATACGAGGAGGATTGGAGAAATCGTTCGGACAATGGATTCGATGAATATCTATACTCATCGAATGGTGGAGATTGGGACGAGGACAATGGATTCGATGAATATCTATACTCATCGAATGGTGGAGATTGGGACGAGGACAGCGAAGAGATTTATGGAACAAAACCTTGTGGTCATAAGTTCTACAACAAACGAAATGACAAAGGACAATTCATCAAAAATTGAGTGGTAAAGAGGTAGTGGTAAAGAGCCGGAATGATTGTGATAGTCATTCCGGCTCAACCACCAATAACAAACAAAACCGGATAACAAACAAACAAACAAACAAAAATCAGATGAATAAACTATCTACACAAGAAATGTTGGATGTCATGAAACTCAACGGGTACCCTGCTGAGATCATACATTATCGAATTCTCAATAAACAAAACCATCCTACATATAAAAAAATGGTTTTGACTTATCGGAACAATCGTTTCAAATTGAAACACGGTAAGAAACCAGAGTATGCAACCAAAGGTGGTGAAACGTATGTATTCTTTAAAACCGCCGAAAACTTCTTGGCAACCTGTTCGGATCAAGACAACTTCTGTTTCAAGACTGGTGCAAACCTAGCAGTGTCAAGGGCATATGCCTTTTATTTGGAACATGGTGTTGAAAAGTCACATGGTGTTAACTTGATGCAAAAATCGTATCGCGATGAACCTGATAATAGATCCCCAGATTTTTCTGAGTATTTTATGGAAGATCGTCCTATTCAGACGGTGTATGTTATTGCTACCCTACTACAAGACAATAATCCTTTATTTTATTGTGGAGGACCGTATCATGATGATGTTTCGGAACACGTCAAAGAGCACGGATTGCAAAAACGTGAAATAATTGATAATCCAATCGAATACACCGAGATGGTTCGATTGGCGCAACATTATATCGACCCTAAAGAAGCACAGAAATATGTTTTTTTTACAGATGAAAAAATCTATCGTTACGATGTTCGAGAAACGTCAACCTTCACATTGGTTGAAAAATAATCATTGGCTAGAGTTCCAGTGTAGTTGAGTTAGTTGAGTTAGTTGAGTTAGTTGTTCATGAGGGGCATAGATAGAGTTTTCATAGTCTATATCTATGCCCCTTTTCATAAATACATATGATTCAATGCATTGCAATATATTAAGGCCATGTAAAGTATTTAATTTTGTTTGACAATTTAAAATTTAAATGATTTTACCCAAAAAACTTTTTAAATAATTGTTTTGACAAAATTCCAAAAACAACCCATAATGAGGGTATACCCGAAAGGGCGAAGCCTCTTGTATATTTTCAGATAGATAGATGGATAAATCTTATTTAAAATAGATAAAACTTTTTTGAAATATATCTCGACAATCTCAAGAATTTTAGTAAAGTCTTAAACATGAGGCGAAAGGATATGGTCCTTCGGTTCCTCAATAACCAATATAAATAAAATGAAAATAAATCTAAGTGTAAGTGTGGAATATCTAAATCGGGAACTGAATGAAAAAGATCGTGATGTTCAAACATGGATCATTGATTACAGTCACAGGAATCATATTCCGAGAGAGTTTCTTTATCTTTCCGATGTAAACGATAGCCGTCTGAGTCTTTCTTTCAAGAGTCGTCACCAACTGGAAATTTTCGTACGAAAGGGAAACCAAGAATTTCCCTATTTCGAATTTCGATAACCCTTGACAAAAATCCAAAAATAAACTACCTTAACAACATGAAAATTATGAAATTCGAACCATTTCCTCGGGATTAATGAAGCATATTATGTTTAAAACAATTCTTTTCCTATTCTATTTTCTTTTACTATTCTATTTTCTTTTCCTAGGATCTTGTGCATCATTACCTAAAGATGATAAGTCACAAGACCCTAAAATCACCAAACAACAACAAAACTTTCCGAACATCCTTGACACGATTCCGGATATACGCTAGATAGTATCATATGAACAAAAAAGACCTACTCAAGAATCATGGTAATACCAAGGTAAAAGACCTTGCCGGAATTCTCCACAATTACACCGAAAACGACACACTGGAAGAGCACCAAGAATTAGAGGACACTATTCGAAAATGGGAAAGTTATTCACTAGAAAAATCTTTCAATTATCTCGAAGATCTACTATACTTCTAGCCATGGATCTACATCTTGCAAAGAAACTTCTTAATGGTCGTTCATTTCTATCGATGGAAAGCAAAACAAATCTACATGCTCGAATCGATGGCGTTATGATTCGATACTATAGCACCGATATTCTACACTTCAAGAAAGATGGGTCTATTGTTATAAACACACACGGAAGACAATCGGCAACCACCAAGAAAAGAATCAATGCATACTTGCCTAAACCATTTGCAATCATTCAGATTTCTGGATCATGGTACTGGAATACAGGTAAACCATTCAAAGATGGTGACAAGATTAAAAGTGGTCGAATCGTATCAGCCTACAAAAAATGTCTTGACATTTAACCAAAAAAACAATAATACGAATTATGAATAACAAAAACCAATTTAGAAATATCGAGAAAATGACAAGTTTAGAAATTTTTGCCTTTACTGTCTTACAAATCTTAGAAGAAGAAAAAGACTGGAATGCCGACATGTTAGATGAAATTTCTCTAGCGGCCACAAATCTGGGTCTGGCAGACATTGACACGGATAGTGGGTTTTTTAGACAATCTGACCGATGAAAGCTATCCAAATTTTTATCACCTTTCAACTTTTTGCTCCCATTGGAATTGTTGGATATTATTTTTATCATTTACTCCAAACGTCACAAATGGCGGTGACTTCACAAGTAGTTGGATGTCAAGATGTTATACCTCAGATAATCTTCCCGAATATAATAAACGATATGCCTATCATTGATGGAGTTTTAAATGAATGGATTGTCGAATATGATGTTGATCTTCCCGTAGAATGACTATTACAGAAATTACAAACGAGAATGCGCGTAATAGGTTCAAGAAAAGCAATCGCTGGCGAGATAACTTTGAACGGTTAGCGATTATTGTCGTCAAGAATCCAATTTTTCAAGATTTATGTGGATGGAATGGTCGAGTGTGGATTTATATAACGACGAATAAAATAGATTGACAAAGAGAGAGCTTTAATTTATACATAACTATATTCAAAATTATGAAAACAATCACAATCGAATGTCCCGAAGGTCTAATCACCTTCCCCATCAAAAACATCTTGGCAATTAGTGCATCAAGTGGAAATATGGTAAAGATTCGTTCTCTCGTATATATTAAAGGATTTCCAAACCCCCTGAGTTGTTATGACGAATACGAAGATCTTGTGGAAATTTTAGAATTCAAATTTCGTAAGGATCGATTAACATTGACAAATATCTAAAAATCAACCAATATCCTAAACATGATTAAACACCTACTCACTCTTTTATCCGAAGCGTTCCTCCCAACAAAGATTACCCCGTTCGGTCAACATATCTTTATGATTACCTACGAGGATAGCTTCTATGCTCGCAAGATTCGTCATGGGCGTGAATTTTGGCGTAGTCGATAACTGATTTAATGCGCTTGTAGCTCAATGGTCAGAGCAGTCGGCTCATAACTGATTGGTTACTGGTTCGAATCCAGTCAGGCGCACTTTTTATTATGGCAAAAACGCTTGACAATCTTTATACGATACTCTATTGTGGAACGAATTGAACGGGAATATCACAACGAACCATGAAAATAATTCATCATCCTAAATAATATCGGCGGTTTCGTCAACGAAAATGATGCAAATGATTAAAAGTTGAGAAAAATAGGTTGACAAAGTTCATTTTTAAGATATATTCAAATTATGTGGAACACTAAACTCTTCAAAACATTAAAGGCACAATCTACTTGGGTGGAATCGCATGAGGCAAACTTTCAAATTGTGGAACTATTCGTGGAGAATGGCTATGGAGTGATCTATAAAAAATTGCGAGTTATTGGTTGACAAAGTTCATTTTTAAGATATATTCAAATTATGAAACCAAAATGCAATGTAGATGTTCGCCTTCTCGATATTCAAGCCGTCAATGAGGGTAAGGATATTACCGATTTGACTATTATTTTTTCTGGCACGGTTGACGCTTGCAAGAAATATTGCCAGATGTTTGCAGGCTATAAACTTGTGCGAGATAAGGATAATTTGTTCGGCGGATATTATGCCAATACCGAAACGGGAGACTGTTTCTTGCTTACTTGATAATAGTTATACCAAATGACTAATCGACAAGTGATAATTATCCGTGGAATTTCTGGTTCTGGCAAGTCCACCTTCGCAGAATACATTGCAAATCTCCACGACGGGGTTCCCCCGGTTATTTGTACAGCCGATGATTATTTTACAGATAATACAACCGGGGAGTATAAATTTGACGCATCGCATCTTGGAAATGCTCACAAAGCGTGCATGGAGAAATTTACCAATGCCTGTCAAGGTGGCGCATCTCTGGTGATTCTGGCCAACACAAGCACGCAAGAGAGAGAAATTAGCGGGTATATGGACGCCGCCGAAGAACACGGATATCAAATCTTTTCGGTCGTCCTTGAAAATCGACATGGTAACAAGGATATTCACAATGTTCCTGAAAAAACTCTTAACAATCAGGCTCAAAATCTGTTGAATTCTTTGAAGTTAAGATGACGAAAGATTTTTAAATAGATCAAAAAGTAATCTTTTATATTGACTCAGAGACGTTATTAAACTATAAAGGGCACATGAAACAAACAACTCTTTTTGATAGAAAAAATATGCAACTAATAGCCAAAAGTCAACTTGTCGGAACTTCCCCCGGCATGGGGTGTTTCCGTGATCTTTTTGAAGATTCTAACGGAAATAGACTCTCCATCAAGACATCTCATGATTTTTCCCCGGAAGATGAACGTAACCATCACAAGAAAGACGGCAAAGAATTTCCTACACAGGAAGAGTTATTTGACAAATATAAAAAGTGTTCATTGACGGAATGACAGAGGAAAAGTTTAACGAATTGAAAACTCTTCCTCTACTATCCATCTTGTTCCCTATTACAAATGACTATCTGTTTTCATACAACACCTTATAAAATTGGCGCACCATGTTACAATACAACATAAACTTCCTTGACACAACTATTAAAACGATATAAACTTCAAAATTATGAAAGCACCAATTATCATCGAACTGAACGGTCACGATATTACCTTGATCAAACCACCTAAAGGATGTGAAAATCCTTTCGAGATCTGAGATTATGATGTGGAAAACTACAATGGCGAAACGTTCATCGATTACAAAGGTGATGAATATCGGCTCGTAAATTATATGGTCAAGATTATTCCACCCGAAAAAAATCTATCAGAAATATAACATCTTTGTGGGATTGGTAATAAAAAAGTTATACCACTACACACTTGTCCATATATGGAGGAAATTAATAATGATAGAGATGGTTTATGTAATTGTTGTGCAGACTGTCAACATGAATGTGCAAAATGATTATCTAAATAAAACAAATGATTACATTGTAAAACATTGTAAAACATTGTAAAACAAATTATTACAATGTAAAACAAATGATTACAATGTAAAACAAATGATTACAATGTAAAACAAATGATTACAATGTAAAACAAATGATTATGAGACTCAATCTCAATAAGCAAGAATTATTTTTGAACACGTTCCCTTAGAATTTTTCGGCTGGAGTGGTCTGTCCCTCTTCGATATATAGAATCTAAAGGAAAGTATTCTAAAGGTCAATACATATATCAAAATTCTTTTTTTTATATTTTTCGGAAAGGTATTGACTCTTTTCTATTTTATGCGACGATGGTGGAAGTTAAGAACAAAACGTTCTTACGAACCCAAACATCAAAAATAGACAAATATGATCAAAATCACCAAAATCAAAACCATCGATGCCCTTCGTTCCGCCACTGAAAAAGGATGCAAATTTATGTCATTCCTTTATACTGGTAAAGGAACGGGTGAGACATCCCGCTATCTAATCAATTTCGGCATCAATTACCGAAATGCCTGCGATTCCGACAAGACCGTTCTCGAAGCCTACGAGCCTTCTAGTGACCTCGAAATCCAAGCCAAAGGCGAAATGTTGAAAAGCCTCACGGAAACCCTTGTGGAAGGTGTTTCTCAGTCCTATACTCAGAAAGACACGTTTGACCACCTCGGCAAGGGAATCCGCCAACACCGAGAAACTGGAGAGATTTACATCTATGGATTCATCCAAAATAAAGAGCAAGTGGCCCCCCCTACAATCGAAAAGAAAAAGGTCAATTCTCGCCCTCTAACTTTGGCAAAGAAGTCCATCGAAAAGGCTTGTGACTTTAAACGCAACAAGTTCGGACAGTTCATCTTGAGCGATTCGAACATCGCCGGGATCATCGTCAATGGTGACGTGATCGAAGTCCAGAGCTAAGGTAGTCATAAGGGAAAGGCCGGGAGGGAAGAAATTCCTTTCCGGCCTTTTTGTGTCAAAAATTATTTTTATTATTCGATTGACAATCTCGCAAAATTTTTGCTATAATTTAATCGACGAACTTTTTTTTCAAAAAATTTAGGTTAGGTTCCCTTAGAATTTTATCGCTGGCGGTCTTCCCACTTGATACCTAAAAGATATAGAATGCTTTCGAGATAGTCAAGTTCTTTTCAATTTTATTTTTTTTGAGAAGGGGCTTGACATGGCGGGAAGGAAAGAGTAGATTGATTGCCTTATGAAAAAACAAATTAAAAAATTAACCCGCGCTTATTTTTGTGAGACCTACCCTCACACGAAAAAAATCCGTCGAAATGATCCCTTGCATTTTTCGACTATCTTTAACGATTGGAAGCGTTTAAGATCTGGAACAATCTAGTACATAAGAGGGAGCCGGTGGGGAAGAAATTCTCTCCCGGCTTTTTTCGTGCCTAAAATTATTCGTGCCGGGGGACACAAGCGATAAAAAAGAATTTGACATGGGGAAGGAGGCATGATAGTTTTTAACTTATGAACAAGCAAACGAAAGAGCATTTTACTGATATTCTCGCAACGCTGCCAAGCTCCCGCCGTGACGCGCTGGAAAAAATCAATCTTCCAGCAACTCCCGCCGGGAAAGAAAAACGACTTTTTGAAATCGGGGAAAGAATTTCTTCGAGCGAATTTTCACCATTTCGCGGGAGTGGAAAAATTGAGAAGATTTATTTTGAAAATGGTTTCGCGCGGTATATGGTGAGGCTGGACGGCGGGAGGAAAAAAGACCCGCTGGCAATGTTCAGACAAAAAGACATTGCCGGAAATGAGTATCTTGCAAAATGTTATGAGGCCGGGGAAGATTTGTTGCGGTCGTTCTGTGGGGGTAGGTAGCCCTTCCCACTGGTTCAAATTTGACCTGTACGGCCTTTATCGTGGCGGGGTGGACCTCTGCTATTGATACACAAAAAGAGGGGTGCACAGAGTCATTTGAGATCATCAAAAAGAGCGCGAACAGAACCTACAAGTCTTTTCCCTTTGTGCAATAAATTTAGACTATCATGGATTTAAAATTCATGCAATACATTTCTAGAGAAAGAACTATTTAAATTAAATGAAAATGTTCTTTACCTTTTTCTATTTAAGAATAGTATTCAAAAAGTTAGAAGAAACCACTAACCACTAACCACTACCCACTACCCACTACCCACTAAAAAAATGTCTAAACACTATAGCCGAAAACTCTCGAACGCTTTCACCAAACAATCTTCCCGCGAAAATATCGCCAATGATGTTAAGATCGATGCTGGAAAAACAAATATATCATTACATTATCTTGGTGGTGCTCATGGAAATCTCGAATTCGAAAAATTGTTTGATAGTCGGATGAAACGAACAACATTTTTTCGATACGAACGTTCGATGACAGCCACTCCCGAAAATTATGCTCAAACTCGTTCAGGTGATTACTACGAAAATCGTGGAGAAGATGATTATGGATATTTCATCCGTGGAGATTTTTTCAAACATTTTAACAATTTTTTTGACGAATCCCTCCCTAATTATCTATGGTTAGATTTTTGTGGAACATTAACCGAAAAACTCGAAAAACATATATATGATATTCTCGAAAACATCTCTCTTTCCGATTTCACGGAAGTATGTTATGTCACTTTTTTTCTTAACCCTAGAGGTTGTAAAAATTCCAAGGAAATTTTTGGTGGAATCAAAGATATTGATGATCGGGCAAATACACTATGTAAACACTTCAAAAAAGATATGTGGGCAAATATTTCTTGCGAAGTTTTCGAAACATACTACAATGGACATTCGCCCATGGGTGTTCTCAAATTCAAAAATATGACAAAAACAAAAACCAAAAAAACCGTATCCGATTACGTTGCGCTCGCAAACCGTGGATTCAGCAACAAACAAATATCAGTCTTTTGGAAGACCGGAATCATGAATATTGCGGGATTCAACGCACAAGCAAAGCGCAAAGGCTTGATCTAAAAGGCTCGGAATCAGCGGGATGGACTGAAAAGTTCGTCCCGCTTTTTCTTTCCCCTAAATAGCACAAGTCTTTTCCCTTTGTGCAATAAATTTAGACTATCATGGATTTAAAATTTGGTCAATACATTTATGGACCTAAATTAAATGAAAATGTTCTTGTAATACTTTGAAATGCTGGCTAGTGTATTCCCTCAATGAAAAATCTTACCACTCGAAAACCTCTTCCTTCCTTCTTAGAAGACTTGCAAGCCATTCGCAAGGGTCAACCGCCCACAACGAAAGCTTTCAAATCTCGAAAGGAATACACTCGCAACCCTAAGCACAAAAAAAACCATGGCAATACCTAGAAATTCAGCAATGTCTTTCCGTCTTCCTGATGATGTCAAAGCAGGCTTGCAAGCCATCGCAGCAAAGCACGATCTTTCTATGTCAGATGTCATTGTGAAATTTTGTCGCGATGGTTTGAAAAATTGTGGAAATGTAAAGACTTTGAATCCAACACTTTACACAATTGAACAAAATTAAATAAAAAAGTTCTTGTCTTTTAGATAAAAATAAAATAGATTTAATCCAAGTTAGAGACAACCTCTTACTGAAAACCAAAACCCAAATAGGAAAAATACTACTATGAGCGCAAACATCTTCGAACGCGATATTCAAACTGGACTCTCACAAGCATGGCACGGAATGACGAACATTGTCGAGTGCATCAATCGTGAAAACTCCGGAATCGATTATGACATGGACATCGTTCCGCTGTACATCGACGGAAAAGACGGCGAAAAAATCGAAACTGATCATCGACAAATCATCTCTCTGGATGATTGTCTTCCTATCGGCAAACCGGTAAGCAACGCATATTGTCTTATTTCGAATCCTCGGATTTGGGACATGGTTAACGAGTCTCTGGCCGGAACGAAACATGACATCGTTTCAGTCGGAACCGTGGATGATCGTTCCAAGGGTTTTATCACGGTCAAACTTGACGAAGACTTCCAAGCAGCATCTCGGAACACGGAACCACTCTTTAACATCTTATGGGGACATGGTGGAAACATTGCATTGATTGCGCGTTCTTCGTTCACCGTGACGGTTTGCGCCAACACCTTCGCAATGAACCTCGGACGAAAAGGCAAGGATTTGAATCTGAGTGTTAAGCACACCAAAAACGCTCTCACACGTATCGAGGGGATGGAAGATGCGATTGAAACGTACTGTGGAGTCAAAGCAGAGTTTGAACTGGCAATGAACTCCCTCGAAGCGCAACCTTGCAATGAAGAGAACGCACGAAAGATTATCGGCGGAATCCTTGCCCCTGTTGGCTTTGAGTCGAAAGAATTGTCGCAACGTGGAAAGACTCGAATGGCCAACACGGTTGACCGTCTATCGACTCTCTTCATGAGTGGTGCCGGGAACACAGGAAGCAACCTTTGCGATGTCTTCCAAGCGTCCACAGACTACTTCACACACGAATCAAGTGGCGGGGACAATCCGGAGAATGCAATGAGGCAATTCGTTTCCTCGGAGTTCGGAAGCGGTCAACGTATGAAGGAACTGTTCTTCGACACACTCACGGATGAGGATGAACTCGGACGGGTTACAAGTCGAGGGGAGAAAGTTCTCTTGGCAATGGCAAGCTAATAGGGAAAGTAAAAAAGGAATCAGGGGAGGAACTCGAAAGGGTTCCTCCCCTTTCTTTGTTTGATCTGTTACAATGGTACGCAATGTTAGAGGGTCAAGATGGTTTGCAATGCATCGAGGATTGTCGAGGACAGGCTAGGAAATCTGGGGAAGGGTTGCCCCTCACCGGAAGGGTCGGAGGACCTAGGGAAGATCCTCGGGACAACCCACAATCCGGAACGAATGTCAATCAAAAAAACATCGAAAATATAAAACGAATATATTTGACAAGGTGCGTTTTTTTTGGTATGCGAAAAAAAAACACCGACCTGTCAAAATTTCGCTTGACTTCGGTGTTTCAAAATGTTACCATGGGGGGCGATGCCGAATCTGGGGAACAGGGGTATATCCTCCTGAGAGAACCACCCATCTTATTCCCAAGGTACCCATATATTTATCTTGGTATAGTTCATGGTTTTCCGGTTCCGATTCGAATTCTTTTACGAACTTATCCCACAATTTTTTGGATTTTTTGGTTCTAGATTTCCACGGTTTCATATTTATTTCCTTTGTTATATTCTTTCAGCACGGTATCTGCCCATAACCACCCTTTATTATATAACCTATTATCATATTTTAATTTGTAGAATCCTTGTTTATGGATTCCCATATCTCTAGAAAATGCCGCGATGTTATGGACAATATATTCCTTTTTATCGGGAGATATTAAAATATCCCATCTTTTAAGATTTTTTGGTTTTTTTGGTGTTTCGATCTTTCTGAACCCTTTATAATAAAAAACCGTTCCTTTTATCATTCTTACAATGATATTGGGTTCGAGACCATGTTCTAAACAGAACTCTAATATATGATCAACCGCATGTATATTATCATCGGGATCATATAGGTATATAGGGGTTTCTAATTTGACCGGATTATACCAACCATTTATACTTCGGTTACAATTTTTTAAAAGTAGTGAGAACTCTGTTAGTCTTATTCCGGTTTCTTTGGAACAGATTTTCCGACTCGGGAAAGTTTTTATTGTTCCATCTATATATTTTAGGGTTATCGGTATGGAAGGTCTGCCATGATTATCTTTATGTTTTTTTTGTAGGTTTAGTAAAAATGATCGGTTAACGATAGATGGTGCGGATCTTTTCAGGTGATTCATGCAGTATTTTAGACCATTAATCCGATAATTATCTATCAGAAATTTCTCATCTTTTTTGGTCCATGTTTTATTTTTTTTCATATTTTAGCTACTCTCAATCATATTCATTTTCTAAACTCTATTGTTAGTCACCACGGTCAATCTACTAAGGGCCGTTCTCTCAATCATATTCATTCTCTAAACTCTATTGTTAGAGGGCAGTGTATTGATTTGGATTGTCGATGCCTCCTCTCAATCATATTCATTTTCTAAACTCTATTGTTAGCATCTTGAAGGCGATGACTCTCAATCATATTCATTTTCTAAACTCTATTGTTAGGTTAAACAAGGGCTGTTGCCCGAACTGGCAATACCTCTCAATCATATTCATTCTCTAAACTCTATTGTTAGTCATATCTGCGGCCTGATCTGCCACCCGCTCTGCTCTCATTCATATTCATTCTCTAAACTCTATTGTTAGTCGCCGACCGTCCACCAAGACTTGGTGTGATAAGCTCTCATTCATATTCATTCTCTAAACTCTTTTGTTAGTATCTTCAAGGCGATGACTCTCAATCATATTCATTCTCTAAACTCTATTGTTAGTCGGAAAGCATTTGGGGAGAAAGCCGGTGAGAAGCTCTCAATCATATTCATTCTCTAAACTCTATTGTTAGGGCACCCATTACAATCTATTGCCTTGTAATGGGTTGCATTCTCATTTTCGCTAACCTGTAGATTTTTGCAATTTTCATTTTTTTCTTTCATGTTTTCGTTATAAATCGTTGAATTGTAGTAAATAAAGAAAACTGCGAACCTCTTTGGCCTTTTAGAACCTCAGAGGTTCGCAGTATCTTTTGAATATGATTCTACCGTTCTCGGTAGATGTGGGTTGTTACCTTCCCACTTCGTTCTGGTCCTAATAGGTTTTACCCTAATGGCTCACAAAGTTTTACCTTTGTCGAACGCCTTGATCGATTGAGCATCGACATATTTGTATATTACTACAAAGTCTCAGGTATTGCAACCTTTTTATTAATCTTTTTCAAATTATTTTGTGATCCTACCACATCGGCATTGGCACTATGTCCACAATCAATGCATTCGAACTTTGCCTGTGTCTTTCTATTGTCTCTGGAAACGTGTCCACAGTCGGGACATGTCTGGGAAGTGTATTTAGGATCGATTTCGATAACCTTTGCACCTCTCCATGATGCCTTATATTTCAATTGGTTATTAAAAATTCCCCAACCCTGTTCCAAGATCGACCTATTCAGACCTGCCTTTTGTTTAACATTTTTACCATGTTCATCTTTGGTTCCTTTACCGGATTTGGTCATGTTAGAAATTTGTAGATTGTCTATCCCGATGGTTCCATATTTATCGGTGATCACATTAGAAACATGATGTCTAAAATTTTTCAAAATTTCATTGATTTTATATTTCGTTTCAACCAGTTTTTGATTTGATCTAAACCAATTATTACTATGTCTCTGGAAATGTTTATAATCTGGATTTGTCTTGTCGGACATTTTTAGTTTCCAGTTGATTTCTATATAGTTCATCGGTTCGGCTCGTTCTAATCTCGAAATAATCGTCTGGATCATCTTCACCCGATTTTTCAAAATCGCCAGTCTTTTCTTAGAGGTTTTGTCTAATTCAAAAATTCGGGTCTTTTGGGAACTATCGGTGGTGGTCAAGAATTTGGTTACACCCAAATCTAGCCCTACCTGTGATTCGATGTGTTGATGTTCTGGTTCTATTACATTGGTCTTTAGACCATAAGAAATAAACCACTTCTTACCTATATTTGAAACTGTATAAGAAGTGATAATCCCTATGGGATAAACATCTAATTTTGCCTTGATCGGTGTCTTCAAAGTTTGAATAAATACCTGTTGTTTTTCAAAATTCGGTCCTTTCAGATTTCCGGTAGAAAATAAAAGATTAGGAATTTCCCACTTTTTCATAAACTTGGGTTTTCCGAAATTATCAACTCTCTTTCCTTTTGCGGCTTTTTTCTTTTTTGCACCAACGAGATGTTGAACACTTTTTCCGTTCTTACAAATTTCGTAGAACGTGGTCCATGCCTTATCATTAGATTTTAAAATCCCTATGACCAGTGCCGAAGGTAGTTTATATTTTCCGGTTCCGACCTTATACATTCCTCCCTCTCCACATGCACCCAGATAACTTTTAGATGAATCTTTTAGATCAACATAATTGGGATATCTTTCTAATATAATCTTATCTAAAAGTTCTCGATCTGGTCCCTTCTTATCTATGGTTAATTCTGTCCTGATTTCTTTAAAACCATTACGAATCGCGTCTTTGATCGGATATTGGTCCGAGAGTTGGTTATTAATAGTAACCCAGAAGTCTTTATCTTTTAGAACCTTAATTTCTTCTTCGGTTTTTCCAACATCGGTAAGTGCCTTTATTTTAAGTTCGACGATATCTCGTTTCTTTTCATCGAAAAATCTTTCCGAAACTGTTTGATTCCATAAAATTTCATTGCCATATGCTCTGGCACCATTTTGCCAATCTTGGAAAATTTTGATTTGATCCTTTGTAGGATAAAGTCTATAAATCCTACCGTATTTTTTTAATATAATTTCTTTGTCCATATAATTCTATGATTCTTTTATTTTTCTCTACAACGTTTTTTATTCATGTCTTTAAATTCCTAAATTTGATTCGGTCCACGATATTTACCAGAGTTCGAATGTTACGGTTTTTCGAATTAAAAGACATGTGTGTGTATCATCCACCAGTGCCTTATTCCAACCTTTAATTTTAATCAATGACATATCTTTCATACGATTTCTCCATATGAAAAGAAATAACATTTGTTTAAAAAGTTCCATATAGAACTTCGCGATCCAAATTTGATTCTTTATCCAGTTTTTCATGCCGCCATATTGTCCTTTTTTTACCATTTGTCAATACTGTTTTTAGAAACTTCGATATTTTCACCCCGAAAATTTATAATTTTGGTTGGATTTGTTTGTAGGTAGATATATTCGTCACAGTGTGGTGTCTCACATTTAAAAAATCTGTCATGATTATCAGAATAATTCTTAAAATCTTTTATTTCGAATTCAAACATTCCTTCACATTCTGGACATATAAAACACATCCCAACCCAAGGGATAAGTGGGTCTCTTTTTTTAACCGTTCCAATTTTTATCGTTTTCATAGTTCATTGATCCTTTTATTTATATATTTGTTGATCGATTCTTCTAGTGCTTCATCAACAGACCGCATTTCGATACCATGTCTAAATAATTTTTCGTTGCTCAATACACAAGAAGATCTTGGTGCTCTGATAGTTTTGTTGAATTCTTCTTCGCTGTTATAGAATGAAAATCCCTTTTCTGTAAAATATTTGGTTCTTCCGAAAATTTTAATAATATCTTCGGTCGTGATATCCCCATTGACCACGTTATATATTCCAAATGGGATTTCCTTTTCCACACATTCTATAGATGCCTTGACAAAATCCCCAATATGTGAAATCGAATTTCTAACATTTAGCAATTTGTTGTAATTCAACAACTTATAAAGATAATTTCGAGTGTTGTCAATATCGGAATTGAAAGGAATTCTAAGTCTCCATATATAACATTCCATATCTCGGATCGTTTCTTCCCCTACTGCCTTGGTTCCACTATAAAAACTACAAGGTTCTTTCGAATCAAATGCAAAATTTGGTTTATCGGTCTCGGTGAATCCGGTTCCATCTTCTTTGGTTCCGTGATAAATACACCCAGAAGATATGTGACCCCACGGAATACCCAAAGTTTTACATATATTACCTATATGAAAAGGTAATTCGGCGTTCCCTTTAAAACATTCCAATTTTTGATCTTCGCAGGCATCGACGTTTGGTTTTCCGGTGAATCCGGCACAATTGATTAAAAATGTTGCTCCTTTAACATCTTCTTTTGTAAAATCTCTGCCGATGTGCACAAGGTTAGATCCCATTTCTGAAAGATATTTGGTGAAATATTGTCCAATATATCCATTCGATCCAACTATGGCAACGGTGTTTAGTCTATTATTCATTTCTTATGATCTCCCGGTTTATAGATTTTGTCAACAATTTTATGCACCAATTATACCAATAAAGATAAGTGCAGCAATAATAATAATTATTCCAAGAACGAACCCGCCTTGTAGTGCATATCCAATTGCATTGATTAGTAGAGTCACGAAAAGGCAGATAACCCATCCAGCAAATCCCAAAATGAGAATACCGATGAGGCTACCTACAACCAGCGTTATTAATGTTAAAATATCCATAGTCCAAATTTATAGCAGATATTCGGATCATGTCAAGGATAAATATCTATTTATGAGAGACAACGACACATTAATTTTAGAAAATCTTTATGATTCGGTATCGAACGAACAATATGAATGGGTTGATGTTGAAGATCAAGAGGTTATGGATGGTGCATGGGATCTGGCCTCCAATGCACCGATAAATATTTTGAGTGATAAAGAATTGATGGGTGCTCTGGAAGTTATACCATCCCCACAAGAAGGTTATCGAATTATCGTCGGGGCACTATTCGGAAGTTCTTATAATGAAGGTATGGGACGACAATATTCGTTCGATATTATCGTTGACGAGAATTATCAGGGAAAGGGTATCGGAAGAATGTTGTTTAATCAGGGATTGAACGAAGCAAAAAATGAAATGGCCGATGCTATCCATCTAGAAGTTCATAGCGAGTTGGTGTTAAATATGGTGAAAAGGGCTGGATTTACTCACATCGATGGTGTTATATGGGAAAAGGAATTATGAGAGACAACGACACATTAATTTTAGAAACACTCTATCGAGATATTCTCCTACTAGAATTCTCCGAAAAGGCGATTTCGATGATGGTAGCCCACTTTCAAAAAACAACCGATTTATCGGAAAAAACTATCAGAGATTATATATCGACCTTCGAGAAGGCTCGTGCAACGCTACCAAAAAAAGACCCATTTCAATATAAAACATTCGATGAGTTTGAACATGCAACCGACTCGACAAGGGTGGGTGCCAGTAAACAGGTTGAGAGCGTTTCTAAGGATGATCTAAAGGTTTATGAGGATGCAGAGGTAATCGTGTATAAATCTACAAACACTGGACAATCCATAATTCTAAGTGACAATGGTTATTATTCTTTTTGTGTATCTCGACCATCGGGAGGAAATTTATGGACCGGATATAGGTTACGAGCAGCATCTACCTTTTATTTTGTGAGATTTAAAGAGAATACTTCTGAAAAAGATGATAGAGGTATGTTTAAAGATCCTAGTCATTATATTGTTATCGATGCACAAACAGATGATCGATATCAATGGACATGGGCTGATAATGGTTCTCAGGGTCATGGAACCGATGATATTACCGAAGAAGAAATTGTAGAAGCCTTTCCTGATCTATCTAAGCCTTTTTCTAATGGTATTTTTAAAAACGATCCTTTATTGGAATCAGAAATCCAAAAAATTAAAAAATACGAATCTTTAAACTATGATTTTAGTGTGTATGTGTTCAATTCTCTAAAATATGTAGAAAAAGAAGAATATATAAAAAGTGGTTTTGGGGTTTCAGATTTATCATGTTTAGATAAGAATTTAAAAAATGAATATTTAAATATGGGTCATCAACTCAATTCTGAGAATTTTAAATCCTTAACACCATCGGAACAAAATCTTTGGATAAAAAAGAGAGGTGATGTTCTTGCCGGATCGGGTGATTCAAACGAATCGTCTAATTTTGCTATATTCTTAATCAAAAATGGAAAGGACCTTCCTGATATATTTTTAAATTCTATTGCAAAAGATTCGTATGAATCATATAAGTTTGCCAAAGCTTTAATTGAAAAAGGAAAGGACCTTCCTGATATATTTTTAAATTCTATTGCAAAATATTCGGATAGTTCATATAGATTTGCAGTAGCTTTAATCGAAAATGGAAAGGATGTTCCTGATATAATTTTAAATTCTATTGCAAAAGATTCGTATGAATCATATAAGTTTGCCAAAGCTTTAATTGAAAAAGGAAAGGACGTTCCTGATATGTTTTTAAATTCTATTGCAAAAGATTGGGCACGTTCTTTTGAGGTTGCGAATATATTAATTCGGAATAAAAAACCCATTCCAGACATTATTATAAACGGTATTAAACCCCAAGATAAAGATAAATTAAATTTAACCGAATCGATATCCTTTAAGAAATTTTTCCATAGAAATGTATGAAATATTTAACCGAATCATACCCTGAAACATTCAACTTTGAAGAGTTCAATAACATCAGGTCTTATGCAAAAAAATTAAAATATGCTATCCAAAGTTTACGGAAAATATCTATAACAATGATATTCAAAACCATTTAGGGTGAAGGATTTGCACAATCTATCGGTGGTAACATCCCAGATCTAATCGATGATGTCGATGGTTGGAGTTCTGAACAAATTATCGACTAGATGATCGACGAATCAACTCTCTGGTCACACCACCTAGTGCGTTCTTTATCTCTACAGGGTCGAAATTGATAGGTTTGTTCATAAAAGCATCATACAGTATGCGCGACATATTTTGATAGAATTCTGGCGATAAACTTTTAAATGATTTGAATGCCAATGACGAAACTCTACCGAATGGTTCTTTTTCTTTTACAGATCTAAAGAAACGGATGAGGAAATCTTTCTTATCTGGGTCGGATTTTTCCATCTGTTCCCAATTATCCTCATGTTCTTTGTGATACATATATTGTAATTCTCGGATCGAACTAAGAAGATCTGGGTAGTATTCGACAGGTCTTTTCGAGTGGGCTTTTTTATATCCATTATTAGTGTAACCCATTACACTCGATTGACCTTTCATGTGACGTTTCGATGGTAGTCCACCTATTTTAGATCGTTCGATATTCTTAACGTCTCTGTTATATTTTTGTATTAAAAATTGAACGAAGTGGGACATCTCATGTTCTATAACATCATAAACTTCGCGAGCAGGTTCAAATAAACTCAATTGAATGATACCATTATTATCATCAATGTTTATATTGTTGTAATGGCTACCCTTAGATATCGATAGCTTAACATCAACATTGGGTTTTGGTGATAACTTATTTAAATGTTCATATGATGTCCCCGTGAAATCTATGATAAAATTCTTAGAAGGTAAATTCTTTTTGGTTATTTTCTTAATACCTTCAAGTTTAACCTTTTTATATGCAGTTAAGTAATAGTTTTTTACATCCTTATATATCTCTTGTGGAACGTGGAAATACCCTTCGGTGATATTTTTCATATTATAGATATTTCCCATAAACTCTTTTAAAATATGTGAATCGTGCTGCGGCATAATCAATACTTATAACACCAAAGTATAAATATATAGATATGAGAGATGTTGATACAATAATTCTTGAAAATCTTTATAAGGAACTACTAAATCCCACGGAAACGATTGAAGAAAATTTAATCCTTAAACGAAAACGAATGGATGATGGGAAATTCATTTTTGTTGTTGATAGTGATATGCCAGATTCTGCTGGAAGAAACGAAACATTTAAAAAGAAAACTGGTATTAGAGATACTGGTTTATTTTATTTTGATAAAGCGAACCTTCGAAGATGGGTTTCAAAGGATAGTTTTGAGGAATCCGATTTTCACAAAGCTGCTCCAACATATAAGAAAGCGGTCATGTCTCTTAATAAATCATCTGGATCATCACCTATAAATTTAGATGATGCATCCGAAGAAATCGAAGAATTGGCTGATTTAGGAGCACAAGATCAAATTGAAAACTTTTTATCCAGGTTGAAAAAGGAACTAGAAGAAAATATTAATTCCCCAGAAATTCAAGATTTTCTAAATTTTAGAAAGAAATTCCGAAATTATTCATTCAACAACCAAATGCTCATATATCTACAAAGAAAAGATGCAACACATGTTGCTGGTAGGGTGAAATGGGAAAAAGAATTTGGACGAAAATTAAAAAAAGGATCGAAGGGTATACAAATTTTTATCCCCATTATCGTAAAAGATAAACCCGAAGATGGTCATGTTCCTGCGCCAGATGATGAAGTGCGTAAAATCACCCGATTTAAATTGGGTCCAATTTTTGATATTTCTGATACGGAACCAATTGAGGGTAAAGAAGATATTGCAAAGATACCAGAAAAACCAAAATGGTATTCTGATGAAAATCTAGACGAAACCACAGAATCCATTTTCGAGGCCCTATCGAGTTTTGCCGAGATGAAAAACATCAAGGTAAAAATTGGTTCCGAGGGTTTGGGTGATGCTCGCGGTGTGAGTTCGGTGGGTTCGATACAATTACTACAAAAAAATATATCGACCATGGTTCATGAAATTGCCCATGAATTGATTCATACTATGGAAATTAGAATGCGTGGTGAAATTCCTAGTAATATAAAAGAGCTTCAAGCCGAAGGTGTGGCATATGTAGTCTTGGAAGAATTCGGTTTGAGTAGTGAACATGCTGCGAAATATTTGGCACTTTGGAAAATTGATCCAGAGCATATCACTCAAAATCAAGATGTTATACGAAAAACAGCAAACGAAATTATCGATTATGTTTATGGTTTTGTCCATAAACAACCTGAACAAACTGGTCCGGTAAAGGAAAATTTCGACTATCTTTTTAGACTATTTTGTGGTCTGTAACGATCCATCATATAAAATAGTTTTTGACAAACCCAAGTAACCATCGTATTATAAATCAAATTATGCAAGAAACACCGAAACAAACCGCGAAACGCCTCAGATATGAGGGATACACATTTAAAACCATTGGAACCATGTTGGGTATTGGGCGGGAGACTGCAAGATCATGGATAAATGATACCGTGGATGTCCCAAAAACACCCACGGTAGGGTTAGGATCTCCCACCCCTTATGTCAACGTCAAACGGAATGATTATTCTGATTCTGATGATTTAAAAGAATTCATTTTAAATTTGGCACCAATCCAATACGAAGAACCAGACCCGATTGATGTTGCGCTGGAACCAAATAAAATTGCAATGGTAATTGGTGATACACATTTTGGATCAGAGTCCGAAGTTACACTTGACATCTTTTTGAAGACAGTCGAAGAACTTCGACCCGAAACGGTTATTTTGAATGGTGATACATTGGATATGTTCGCATTATCGCGATATCCAAAAGACATCAGAACATCTTCGAGTCTTTTGCAAGAGCGCGAAGCATATCACAAGTTCTTAAAAACGCTTCATGATATCACAAGTTCTTATGGTTCCGATATTTACGAAACAAATTCTAACCATAGTGGTAACGGGGTAGAAGGTCGTTATTGGAGATACCTATCAGATAGACTCGGTGATATGGCTAGTTTACCAGATCTACAGGAACATCTTTCATATGAAAATGTTTTCTTCCCTCACGAATCATGGTCTAGAATCAAATTGGTCGATTATGTAGAAATTGTCGAAGGGTTCATCGTTCTACATGGTGATGTTGTAAGAAAACACGGTGGACAATCTGCATTGGGTATGATGGAAAAATGGGGAACAGTCTCTATGATAATCAACCACACTCATCGATTTGGTGCAACATCCAAAAGGATTCCATCTATTGGTTCCCAAAAAGAAAAGATTGTTCGAGTCTATGAAAACGGTTGTGCATGTGATTTGACACCGTGTTATGCAACTGCTGCAAATTGGCAGAATTCATTCTCGATTGTCAATTACAACGACACATCTGAACCTGCTGTGGAGCAAGTTTTGGTTGCCAAAAAATCAGCATGTATCTCAACTCTGGGATATACTATCAAGGCAAGTTAATGCGAACACCGCATCATGATAAGTATTATTATGATGAAGCGAAGAGATAATTATCCGACAGGGATATTAAACGACGACGTTTTCTTTTTAAAAAAAGGAAGCGTTGTTTGTATTTTAGAAGAAAGGGGCGATAACTATATTGTTCGAATGTATCACAATACTCCTGCTCTTACGGTCAATAAATCTAAAGTTGATAAGCCTTAGATATAAGTATTGATATATTATATGAAATATCAAGATCATCAATTATTAGAAGACGCCTACGACGCTATCGTAGAAAAAGAAGCCCTTCTCGAAGAAGGCATTTTCGATAGACTTAAAGGAACTGCTGCCGGAATCGGTAAAGCCGCTGGACGAACCTTAGAGGCTGGTAGAGATATGGTTGACAGTGCTCGCAGTCGCGAGAACTTCACAGGAAAGAATAGTTTTTTCGGTGATCTCAAGAAGAGTGGTAAAGATATTAAATCTGGATTTGTGGGTGGAAAATCTTCATCGGTTATTCGCTCTCATGTTAATAAACTTTCCCATTGTATCGATGATTTTGTAAATGATCTTAAAAAGGTCGGTGGTGTTACTGATAACAGTATTGCCAACTACGATCAAGTTGCTCAATTCCTAAAAGGAATAATTAAAAAGGCGGCTAAGACGGGTGGGTCTGGAAAAGTTTCGGTTCCTTCACTTAAAACTAATTTAGGACAGGCTGGATTTTTACACCCATCCGAGAACGAATAAGTTTTTCTTCCTTCAGAGATAACCAATCAGGTCTATCGACGATTTGATTGATAATATCCATTCTTTCAGATATCCCGAGATTCTCCCACTGGGTTATCTCTAATAATGTTCGTTTACATGAAATACAGGTTCCATCTCTAACCGTACACTTTTTATTACAGGGTGATTGATTATTTTTCATCATAACTTATATTATAAGTATGTTTTGATATCCATTTTTGTTTATTTAAAATATAGAATGGTGGGTTATAGTTTATATATTTCGGATAACCATATTCATTAAGATCTTTGGGATTCGTTGTTACGCACCCCAATAACCAAACAACACATAATATAGATAAACATATAATTTTTTTCATATGTTTAATCTAAGAGACATGCACCACCCGCACATGCCGCTTCATTTTTATGCTCGGTCATATCCTTCTTTTCTTTGATATTTTCAAATTTAAAGTTTTTTTCGCATTGTTTAAAGGATTTTTCGAGAATATCGAACACTTCTGGGTGTGGTGGTTGACTATATGGCAAATATGCATAGTCACCACCATCGAACGGAATCAGACTAATACCAATGTAGGATTCTCGATTTTCGATCATCCATTCTTTAATATTATTCTTCTCATGTTCATGGTAGCTGACTGTTAGACTTACGTTGTGGGTATTATCCCCTTCGACATGCCCCGGTAGAATCCAATTATCATATACGTTTTTCATACGTTCTAACAACTGAATGGATGTTTCCTGTGTTCGAAGTAGTGTCGTCTCATACATACTGATAGGAATTTGTATAATAATATCACCCTCTTTAAATGTGTCGGGCACGATGAAATTAGGGAAGTATCTTTGTAGTGCCTTTCCCAATTTCGATTCCTTATCTAATCGGACTCTCCGTAGATATTTGATAGCATGACCTGCATGGATTCCTGCCGTAGTTCCTAACCATGACGAGGCTGTTCCTGATGGTTTAACACACGTAATACGTTTAGCCGGATTAATACCTATTTTTTCAGCCCATTTTTTATTAATTTCGACTGCTAGTTTCGCACCTTCTTGTAAATTTTCAGGGGTTAAAATAGCAATATTTTCGGCTTGTCCGGTAATGGAAACACCCAAAAGTGATTCCTGTTCGGCATTTTTCTTCCATTCTGGCTGGATGTAAGAAAAGTTGGTATAAGATGCTTGAAGTGTACCGATAATTGTAGCAGTTTCTACCGCCTTTAACCAATCTTCTTTTGATAAACATTTGGACGCATTAACCTCAGTTAAGTTACAAACACCAAATCCTCCCACGGAGCCAGAAAAAGAAATTTCTGCGCATGGATTTAGTCCGGCATCATCGTGGTTGGTCCAAACCAATCCTGGTTCTGCCTGACCACCCGCGAAACATGCATCAATAATCATGCGAGCCTTTTCTTCCGATTGTGGATCTGCGCGATTAACGACTGCTGAATTATTGGCTCGGGCCAATTCTGGATATTTTTCCCACCATTTTCCAGACTTGCAGTTCAGCATGACAGTATCTTCGGGATCGAATAACACGATTGTTGCTGAATTGTGGGTTAGTATTCCATTAATGAAAAATGAATGATCCTCTTCCACTTCGATATCAAAAACTTCTTCCTCCATGTTCGTCTTCAATACCCCCAAGATATTGACTGGTATAAAGTCTACGGCTTGCTTTTCTTGCATTATTTCATAAGAGATGTGCGGGTTATTATTCCACAAATTGTATTTTTCTCCGTGCTTTGATGCAAGGTTTTTCAGAAACGAGAGACCGCTACTTTCTCTGCTTTTTTTAGTAACCACGTAGTCATGAGCTATTTTTATGGAATAGTCACTAATTTTTTCTACAAGTATATTTCTAAAACTAGAAGATATGGATTTTATTATATGTTCGTCCGATTTTTGCTCTCTGTGTTTAACTAACCTTCTTGTGGGAATGCCACTAAGAGAGATAAGGGATTGTAATTCTTTTGCAAAATTTTCGTATTTTGTTGAAACAATGGCAACTTGACCAGTGCCAATGCCATCTTCTGTTGTTTCATTTCTTACGGTACCGTCACTATCCAGAATTCCTGCAATGAACGCCATTCTTATCTCTTCTCTGGCTTGCATTATCCAAGTAGGAATTTTTATGGGAGAATTGGGTTGTTTTAGGTTTTCCAGCCCCCATTTTGCGATATTTCCTCTACTCGTAGTGAACTCTACCACTTTTTTTCTTTCATATAGTGAAATAGTTTTGATAAAGAGTGGAAATATATTTTGAATTTTTTCAATTATTTTTGGGTAATTTTTGGGAGCAGCAATTCTAAACTTACAATCCAAGTTTGCATTATCTGCACGTTTTCTAACAGAGCATGAACCGTTCCCAAGAAAGTATCCAACAAACCATGCCGTATCTTCGGTTAACTCTGGTGGGGTATATTCAAGCGATGATGGCATTTGGGTTTCTGTTCCCTCGATTTTAGTTTTATTAAAAACCAAAGTGTCTTCCACGCCAAGTTCATTTGCCAGTTTTTCCGATACGCCTCCATATAGGTCAGTTGCAGTAATCCACTTATGGTTTTCCGTAGAAAAGAAAGAGCCAATGTTTGTTTTTATTTCAAGTAGATTTCTACTGCCATTGTTAACTTTTGAAACAACTTTTTGAAACCTATTCTTGTGAGTTAATACCATGTCTCCATTTTTTACGTCCCTAAGTTTTACACACCCACGGTCTGTGAGAACGTCGTCAGTCCCCAACAAGCACCTCCTAACACCTCCCACTACCACGCAATCTGAAATGAGGCAACAAATCCGATGAGTCTCGAAGGATGTTAATTGTTTACCGATAGATTTTCGTAAAATTTGTCTAATATTCGAGTGCATATGAATCAACGATTTTGGACCCGATGCCGTGCCTCCTGTAGATAATGGTTCGCCCATCAATCTAATTTGGGAATAATCAAATTGTATATCAGGATTTTCGAGAAGTTTAATCAAACTATTTGACCAACCCTCCGCAGAATCGGGGATAACGAATTTCTCGGTATTAATACCATCACTAATAATCGGTAATTGGGAAATGTGCCTTTGTTTAACACTATAACCAACACCAGCACCAGACATCGATTGATAAAAAAGATCAGCCATATCGACAAATTTTGTGATATTTAAAAATGTACAATTAAATGCGCGATTTTGTCGCCGTTCGATTGGTTCACCACTAAATTGCATACAATTATGAGTCACAATCATTTCCCTACCAGCGAGAAATGTTCTATCTGGTGAAGAAACAACAAAACATGTTGCTGATCCTTTTTTAACAAAATCTACAGATATAATTTTTCTATGTTCTGTTTGTTTCAATATATCTTTTCTTATATTTTCTTTCTTTCTAGGTAATCTGGAGATTTCGAGGCCGGATGTGAACCTAATAATATGAGACGGTTTATGGTTTTCACTTTTTGGTTTTATATCTTCCTGAGTATATTTTATTCCTAAACTCGATATGAGTTCTACGATACCAGAAATCATTTTTTTATTTGTGTTAGAAAAATGTACCTTTCCGTTCTTATCTATACAGCCATCGGAATCGATAAGACCCTGTAATAGCGACAATCTCTGCTCAATAGATCCATTGAGATATTCTTGTGGAATATGTTTATTATTTATTAAATCATATTTGCATAAATCGGTAGAAAGTCCACGACATGTCCAAGTCCATATGTTGGTTGATTTACTTTGTATTCCTTCATATCCAGCATTTTTATATTGTTCGGAGAAGAACGAAGAGTCTTCGACACTACTTGAATATTGGTATTCTGGTGAGTATCCATCACCAAGCCATAAACCCATTATATATGGATCTATAAATAGTTCTTTATGAGGTAGTTTGATGGGCTTTGGATTATATATACAAAAATTATTAACCTTTCCTTGGGTTAAATGTTCTTTTATATGCTTTGTTGTTACAATGCGCGTTTTTCCAGAAAGTCTATCATCAGCAGATGCAACTACCCATAGATGTTCATCGCATGATGTTAATTTTGATCCATCACTAAAACATACATCATATAAATCTACGTTATCAAATTTTAAAACCTTTTCCACACATGTTGGTTCACCTATGGAGTCAAAAATCATATCACCAGTTTTTATCTCACCGACTATCGACCATCCGATATCTGTTCTAATCGGGGTACTATCTTCCAATGCTCGCATAGCAGGGATCGCCATTTCTTTATAAACGGGATCATAGGCTTTGGTGATTTCTTCTCTAAGATGTGGAAATCTTTTGCAGTGCATTTCCAAATTTCGAGTAATCGTCTCATATTTGGTTTCTCGTCTTTGGTGTTCTGGGAGATATTTTGCGTAGGTTCGGTGGTGGACTAGATTGCTTAGAAATTCTTTTGACATGTGTTTATATTTACATAATTCCGTCCACATTTCAAAAATTATTTTTTATTTTTATATCTTACTCCTTTTCAAAATTTTACGAACACTGGTGTCTCTCTGGTTTTTGAGTCTTTTACGCAATTCGTTCTTATAAAGTGCTGTGGATAAATACTTTAAGAATTTTGCTATATCGAAAAAGTCGGCGCGGTTTATAATTCTCGACTCAGCATACAGAACCTGCGATTCTGACCAATCGGGTTCTAGATAGTGGACACACTCATGTATACTTGTTGATATAAAAGCCCGTCTCGGGTCCATTTCCAAACTTATCCAATAACAATACCCCCATGCACCACGCAATTTTTTCATATTAAAAAATTCAGGTGGTTTCCTTTGAACCAATTTAATACATCGACCCATGAGGATGTCTACGTCTTTTTTGGTCATTTTTTTTCGCATAGAAGTATTTATATTTTGATTTTTCATAAAAGTTGTGTATTGTGGGTGAATGAAGACCGATCATTTCAATGAAATAGCTCTATCACCTAAAGGATTATACCCCCAACTGGTAGATAAATCAAAAAATTACTTTTCGTCCGAATCGGGGTCAGATTTTCCGATTCGGAATTACATCGTTCAAATATATGATCGTTTTCCGGTAATGTTCCATTCTGATGATGTTTTCAATGATAAACTATTAGATTTTCTTATGGAAACCGGATCGCTGATATCGTTTACCAGTAACGGTAAATGTGAAAAAGCTATCGGTGAACCAATGGGTTTTCGCGGAGGGACATTTTGGTTCACATATAAAAACGACAATTTCATCAAAATAACGGTGAAAAGTCAAGATGATTCGGATTCACATTTCTGGGATGAAGAAAATATTAATTATACATCAAAAAAATATTTTAATCTGTCTATTATCGCACCCTGTGGGTCAAAAATGACTATAGATGACTTCATACCATTCATTGCTGAGATTGAAGGGTCTAAGATACATTTATTCATCAAAGACGGTTACGGTGAATGCACGTTAGAACCACTAAAGGTGAAAGTCCCTAAAAATATGGATCTAGCTCTGAACTATGGTGAAAAATTTGTTCCCATTTACAATATGATTCATAAGAGATTGGAAGAGAAACCCAATGGATTATATATGTTTCATGGACCTCCCGGAACCGGAAAATCAAGTTTAATCAAATATTTGGCAGGAAATGTTAAAAGAGATTTCATTTATATTCCGACTACTATGCTAGAAACATTCGCCACAGATCCAGCATCTTTAAAAATGCTAATCGAAAAGAATAATTCAGTGTTCGTTCTCGAAGATGCTGAACGGTTGGTAATGCAACGCCATGGTGATAATCAAGATTCTTCCGCCGTATCAGCATTATTGAATCTTTCTGATGGTATTTTGAGTGACATATTAAACATATCGATTATTATCACATATAACTGCCAAACGGATAAAATTGATAAGGCTCTTTTGAGAAAGGGTAGATTACAATCAAATTATAAGTTCGACCTACTATCGGTTGAAAACGCACAAAAACTTTGTAAATATCTTGAATACCCCGCCAAACTCACCGAATCTATAGTAGAACCGACAAGTTTGGCAGACATTTACAACCTTGAAACCGAAACAACATTTTATGAAGAACCAGAAGAACCAAAAGTTGGATTTTAATCCATCATTCGATTCCTACAACACACTTTTAGACCCTTTTAAAGACGTTGTATTTATAGCCAAGAACCATACCTATGAGATAGATGGTAATAAGATCCCCTTATCCGTGACAGGATTATTATCTAAATACAAAAAACCATTCGATTCTCATAATATGTCGAATATCATTGCTCGAAAAGATGGTGTTGACCAAAAAGATGTATTAGATAAATGGGATTTCGCCCGAGATTATGCAAATCATGCCGGAACCGAATTTCATGCATATGTTGAAAATTATCTCGAAAGACGACGGCTCGCTCTAGATAAGGAATCTATTACAAAATTTTTTAAATTCCGAGAAGATTTTAAAGAGAGTGATTCTATACAAAAATATTATATCAAAATGGCCAAGATGATATCTGGTTTTCATGAATGGTATGAATGGTATAAGGAAGATCATACACTAATCAAATCAGAATTGGTTATCGGTGATAAAGAATGTAATCTAGCCGGAACGCTTGATAATCTTTCATTCAACCGAAAAACTAATGAATTGGTAATTTTCGATTATAAAACTAACAAGGCTATCAATGTCGTTAGCAAGTATAAAGATCGTATGTTGGACCCCATAAGTCATTTAGATAACTGCGAACTTAATACATATAGCCTACAGATTTGGTTATATAAACTAATGATCGAAAGAAATACTCCTTACAAGTTGGGTGATTGTCATATTCTATGGTTCAACGGTGATCGATGTGAAACGTTTGGGATTCTTGATCTTAAAAAAGAAGCATCAGATCTTTTGGATATTCAAACTAGTGGACACCGATCTTAATATGACAAAATTTTAAAAAATGGAACATTGATCATATCAAACCTACAACCATTATAGGCTTGGGAAAATCATCATACGGGAGTAAAATAAACAATAATGCAAATTTCTATCATCTTTGTTGACAGAATACACTAAGTAATTTCACAATTATGCAAGACGAAATTCTCAGTTCATATTTAAAGGTTCTCAACGAAGATACCGAAACCAAATCGAGTGCTGTCAAAGGTGCTACTGCTCCAAGTGATAAACCATTCGGAGATAGTGCCGGAAAATTTGAAGATGGCAACGATTCTGATGAATTCGTTGATATCGACAAACCATCCGAAGATAAAAATCTTTCAGGTGATGTCAAAAAAGGTGAACCTAAAAAACTAAAAAAAGAGTTCAAGAACCCATTTGATGATCTTTACAACAAGATCCTTGGAGAAAATAGTTTCAACTTTTCAACAGACGAAGATGAAATCGAACCAGTCGAAGACGAAGAATCTGGTTTTGGATCAGAAGACCTTGAAAATGGATTCGGTGATGAAGACGACCTAGATCTTGATGATCTCGGTGATGAAGACGATCTCGGTGATGAAGATGATCTCGGTGATGAAGATGATCTCGGTGGTGAAGAAGTTGATCTCGGTGTCTTAGTTTCTACTCTTAGAGATGTCCTTTCACAATTAGAACAAATTGTCGGAGACGACGAAGATGAGGATTCTAACGATGATGAAGATATCGAAGATATTGAAGACTTGGAAGACGAAGACGATGAAGATGCTTTCGGTTCCGATGAAGAAGACAACGAAGACGATGATGAAGACGATGATTCTGACAACCCATTCGGTGAAGGGTTTAAGCGTGACCAATTCGATAAAAAGAAGAAAGGTGATAAGACATCCAATAAAAAGAACAAGTCTATGAAAGGCAAGTTCAAAAAGTTTGAAAAAAATCGCGGTAACGAATCCGATGATGTCAAAGAAGAAGCTGTCAAAGTAATTGGTTTGAAAAAAAATGTAAATCTTAAACCTTTCAAGGGTAACATCAAACCCCTTCAAAGCAAAAAGGCAGAAGTCCCCGGAAACAATCCAAAGGCTTCGAGCAAGAAAGCGCAAACCCCTTCCACTGGAAAGGGATTCGATGGTGTTCCTTCCAAACTATCTCCATCGGCTGGACACAATTTGATGAAAGCATCAAGTCACTCGGTTTCTGGTGCTGTTAAGACTGGAAAAGGTTTGTTCGATCAGTAACAAATATTAAAATTATCCCCCTCTCAAAAGGCAACATTTCACGATGTTGCCTTTTTTGTTGATAAGTAATATTATATGGATTTTTTAGAAATTTTAGAAGAAGCGTTTAACACTAAGACCCTTGGGTCAAAGGTGGGGCAACAAACATTTCAGGCTAATATGTTGACATCTGAACTTGCTCGTAAGTTGCAACCATCAGATAGAAATAAAAGATATGTATATAAACATCTATTCGGTGCTCTCCGCGAATCTTTAACACCTGAAAAGTTTGATATCTATAAATCTTTTATACACTCTAGCGATGATCGAAACAATTTTTTAGAAATTCTACGCCATACAATAAATACAAAATTTAATAATATGATAGGATCAGGATCATCTATAAATTTCTTGGGTAAAAATACTATTAGACAAATTATTGATATATTCCCAACATCAGATTACTCCCACGAATCTGATAAACATGGTGACCCTATGACAACTCGACGCAAGGTAACACAATTTAAACCAAAGGAACGGGTAGAAGAATCGGCATCACCTAGGCAGATAATCAGTCATTATATTAAGAGAGTTATTCTTTATACAATTCAAAAAGATCCAAAAATGCATGGTGTCCGTAATATTGCATCAATGATTAAAAATATTATAGAAACGGAATTAGGAGAATTATCGACCAATCAGTTAGATTATTTCGCCAAGGGGGTAGAAAAACAAATAATTAATAGGAATCAGCGTTATAAAATAGGAACATTACGCGGTTTATTGACAAATGTTCAGGTTGAGAATGTTGCTACACCATTTCAAAAATATAATAAAAAACACACTAATACTAATTCCCATCAACATTCTATGAGACGAACGATGGGTAATGATACGGATAGAGAATCAAAAACTATGGTTCCTCGGGTTAGAAAAGATTTAAAGACTCCCTACCAATCTAGTGTTGCAAACGTGGCCCAGAATCAAACAAAAATTTTAACACCTTTTGATATTAGAAATTTAGAACAAGATTATCAAATCGATTTTAGCGATAGAAGAGTCAAAACTATCAAAGGTAAAACTAATATGATGTTAGTCCCTCTACAGAATGGTGGTTGGAAATTGGAACATAAATAATATGTCGAGATTACGATATCAGAATAAAAATTTAAATCTGAATGAACGTCAACTGTTCTCGGCTCAGTGGAGAGAACAGATTGATATTTATGGTCAGGAAGTTGGATATTATTCCAATAAAGCAACATTGGATACGATGCACCCTTTATATGGTGAAGACCCTAATTCTGGATTTTTAAAACCTAGAGAGATTATTTTATTGTTGGATATGAACAATGATGCATATCTTCTTTCAAAATTCGGTATTATTGCTGATTCTGACCTTAGCGGAGTCATCCATCCATTTCACTTCAACGCCCTTTTTGGGGGCACTATAGAGCCAAAGGCGGGGGATCTACTCAAGTTGACCGAATTCGGTGCGGACCGTTTGAATTTTCCGAAACGTGGTGCCAATGTTTATGAGCTAACCGAGATAAAAGATGAATTCGAATTGAATGCACTTGGGGGTCACTACGTGTGGTTCTTCAAAAGTCGTCGTTACGATTTTTCTAACGAACCCGGAAGCCCCGGTGCTGGTGTTGGAAACAATCCTGCTAATGATAATGATGCAATAGAAGCAGAATCCCTAGATAACTTCGATTATCTTAAAGAAAACCCTTGTGCCGATACAAATATTTATGGTGATTATTAAATGGTTAAATAAATTTAACCATATTGCCAAATAATTACTATGAATAATAAGTAATTATATGTTACCAGCTTTAGCCAACTTACCGGATTGTTATAGAGGGGATTCTTACGGTCCTATAACATTTACATTCTTAGATTCTGAAAAGAATCCTTTAGATGTTACTAATGCAATCGTTATATGTTCTGTTGGTAATATCGGAGAAACCAGAGACCGAGAAATCGTTTTAAAATGGCCTTCGGACACCCATGGTGTTTCTTTGAGTGCTAATGTTATCACCTTAGAAACCGTTCCGGCTAGTGCAATGAAAATGTCACCGGAAATATATTATTATGATTTTCAGGTGACTATCGATAATTACACTCGAACATATCTCCGTGGAAATTTAACGGTTATTGATGAAGTAACGAATTACTAATGTCCGAAGAAGTTAAATATTATATAGAAGTTTCGAGTCCGTCTTCTGATGAAAATTATAACATCAGCGTTTCTGGACCACAAACTAATGTGTCACAGATCGTTCTCAAAGAAGAATATTCTTGTTTTCCGGTTTATGGTGCATTAGATCATCTATTAGAAGGTTCTGTAAACTGGAACAGTGTATATGCATCGGTTACTTCGACGAGTTCTTTTTGGAATAGCGTATATTCATATGTTAATACTACTAGTGCTCTAGATTTTAACATAGAACAGATAACAACCTTTGTTATTACCAATAGTGCAAATTTATTAGAAGTCGATACTCTGGTGAGTTTAACCTCGGCTCAATGGAATAGTGTATATGCTTATGTGAATTATACTAGTTCCATAGATTTTAATTGGGGAGATATCCACGGTGATATAAATGATCAGATCGATCTAAAAAATGCACTAGATTTAAAGGCAACCACCATAGATTTAACAGACCATACTACAAATTCATCTAACCCACATAATGTTACCAAATTACAGATCGGATTGGGTAGTTCTGATAATACATCGGATATTTCTAAACCTGTATCCAATTTAACAT